AAACTTGCTGTCGTTATCGACCCAACCAAACTGTGTTCTCATAATATCTGCCTTCCGCATAACTTGTAAATTTTTAACTGCTGTAATCACATACACGCACATGAGGTCAACTTGCTTACTAAACAAGCCTACGCCCTTAGACGCTAGTGCTTCCCGCAGTTTGTCTTTTGATGAAAGTACTCCGAGTGGGATTGCAAACTCCTTCATGCCGTCCCTTGGTAGGCGCAATCGGAATAGCAATGTCTCCCCAATATCGGGGTCTGTTAGCCGCTTGATGATGTATAGGTCGTGCTCATACACAAGGTCTGGTTCTGCTTCGTCATCCGAGGGTCTGCGGTAGATGCCGCCGTTCTTACCCCTGAAGAATGGGAATGGATACTCAGGTATGCGTACTGTCTCAACCTCACCGTCTTTGGCTTCAACTACTACATCGTAGTCTTCGTCTTCGGCTTCCTCGATCTCCACACCAAGCATGATTGGTGATTTGATCTTGCCTTTGTGTTTACACCCTTCACAACCTGTGGGGTTCTGCTTCTCAAAGGTAGCGCAGTGATGCGGCCCACCCGTGCGTTGCAGGTCATTAACTTTGTACTCGGTCTTAAACCGGTCATAGTCGGGATGCTCCGCAGACATTTTGTGTATTGCGGAATCTCGGTCGACGCAAAAAGTTGCAATCGAAAGCGCTGAGCGCCATAAGTTGTAGTCGAGTGTGGCTTGATTCTCATAGCAGTGCATCAGTTGGTTACAACCTTCACCCTGCGCTGACTTCAGCATTATTGTTTTAAAACGCTTTACTTTATTCTGCATCACCGATTCCATCAAAGGACTCATGGTGCGCGGGATAAAGTCTGGCCGCTCGTCTTCCAACTCTGGGTCGGGTGCGCCGAGTAGCTCCTTCACTTGCGCGTAGGTCATACGCTGAGTGATTTCGTTAAGAACCGTTACTTCTACTGGTTCAGCTTTAAAGTTGTATGTGCCGGGGACACGCAGTACTCTGGATGCTTCAAATACAGCAGGGTCGACAATGAATCCTTGCTCTACGCACAACTCACGAAGGCGGTTTGCAAGGGGTTCCCAATCTGTGCGAGTTATGGTCTCTTCAAGCAACCAGTATGCGTGGATGCCGTAGCCTGAACTAACTAGAATCGGTTGTGGTAACCCTACGTTTTTACAGAACTTCTTGAACTCGGCAAGACCTGTGGCTTGGTCAATGTAACCTTTGATGACCCCCTTTTCATCGGGTACGGCCTTCGTGGGGCCGCAATCAATATCCATCCACAATGCGCGAACATAGGCAACGTTTTCATGTGTGCGATTGTTAAGCGGGCCGAACTTGGCACAGCCAAAAAACACATCAAACTTGTTGCTTACTAGCGTCTCAATCTGCTCATCTACTTCTGCTCTCGTATCGTAAAACTTCTGAAAGGTGGAGTATGTAATCGTTGATCGCTTGGTTGTAGGAATGAAAGGGGACTGAGTCCCCCTTAAACCAATTGTAGATAGTCATTCGGGTTACCCCAAAGTCATCTGCAATCTTGCTAACGCTTATGTTTTCGCGGATACATACACGACCCAAGGCCACACCCAGAGACTTGACGCTTGCCTTTTTATTTGCGTACACCAAGCTCTGGCTATAACCATAGGTCATGCGTTACTCCTCGTCGCTCCAAGCCTTCACCACGGAATCCAAATCCTTCTTGGTCACAGGTGCAGGTGCGGTCTTAGCGGGGCGCTTGATTGGCTCGTCAATAGCATCAACCTTTGCGGGTGCTTCTGCTTTAGGGGCAGGTGCTTCCAACTTAGCAGGCTTACCTGACATGTCTGCTTGGTATGGTGTCATAACTACCATCTTCAGCACTTCAGGAGTGTTAGCCACTTTGCTAGTCACAGCGTACTGTGCTTTGTTAATGTACTTAGTCGGCGTAAATAACACAGACTGATTGTCATTGTCTTCGTTGAAACTAATTTGCGTCACAACGTAGTCCAAGCTCTTGCCGTTGTTGGACAAGTACTTAGAGTAGTTTTCAAACGTGTGCGTGTTATCGCCTACGCTTTCGCCAAACAAAGACTTGGATGCCAAGTTCATTTGGTAGACTGAACCTTCAAGGGATGTACCGAAGTCTTCTTCCAACACAAGCGCAATGCGACGTGAATAGCGGCAAGCCTTAGAATTACCTTGGCCTGAGCCTTTGATATTCTGTTGGCAACTATCGCAACGATCTGCTTGGGGGTTGGCTGAACCTGCATCGGGTGCACGCCCGTCGTTAGAGAAGCAATCAGGCGCAGTCGGCTCGGCATCGGGGCTCCACTGCTTAACGTAGAAGATACGGCCTACAGCGGGGGATGCGTTGACAACAACGGCATTTAAATTGCCTTTGACTTTACCCATCTCTTCGCCGCCGACTGTCTTACGAAAAATGCCATTCTTAGGCACAATGCGTTTGACTCCGGTACGACCAGCGAGTTGTCGTGTAAGGTCGCTAACTCCTGCGGTTTGCAAGAATTCGGGGAGGTCTTCGTTGAGGATTGTAATGTTACTCATTTTCAGCTTTCTTTAGAACGTCTAACTACCACGGTGTATTCACTTTCGACATTTAGCCCCTTCGGGTAAAGGTCTGGATTCTCAGCAAGAAAGTCTTTCATGTTTGTCTGATGAAGTCTTTTCTCTAACAGGCCAAATGCTCCAGTCTCTTCAATGAAACTGTAGATTGAATCCCAATCGTTTGTCCAATACCGTGACTTAATTGAACGCATGATCGTGCCATGTGGGGTGCGAATGCTGTCGGCATTCATGTCTTTGCATACGTCGAGCATTTCTTGTGCTAACACTTTCATCTGCTCTTCGAGGTCTTGATCTTCGGCTTCAAACACTTTCTTGTTTGCCGCCCGCTTGTCGCGTATCTTGATATAGATTGAGGTCAATCTGTCCAAGTCTACGGAGGTGACTTTGTCTTCAACTTCTTCCATCTGATTCTCCTGATTGTTAAATGTGTCGCAGTGACAGTTCACATAAAGCAGTGATTTCAAAACATTTAACGTCTGCAACGGCGCTAACCCGTTACCCATCACTGCGACACAACTCTAATATAACACCACATTTGACATTGTCAAGAGGCGTCTAAAAATTCCTGTCTATAAAGATCAATTATTTTGTTATGGTTCGCCACGTTGTTACGCAACAAAGCATATAAGCGCTTCTCCGTTGGGCTTCCGTGTATGTGTACGATAGTCATTGGATTGCGTTGGCCGGGCCTGTCAATGCGTGCATTTGCTTGAAGATACGTTTCAACACTGGAGGTGGGAGCGTACCAAATAACAGTGTTAGCCGCAGTTAGTGTTAACCCGTGTGATGCCGCTTGCGGTTGGATGATGAGCACCCTAGGGTTATCCCGCGTCTGAAATTCTTTGACAATCTCTGCGCGTCTGTTAGCAGACACAGACCCGTTAATGACATCGCATGTAATACTATGTTTGTTTAAGTATTTGGTTAACAACTCAATCGTGTGTGTAAACGGAACGAATACAAGAACCTTGTGGCTTGACTCGTCAATCACTTCGCGCACAACTCTGAGGCGGTCGGTTACATCAAACTCAATCACTTCGCCTGCGTCTGAATACACTGCACCGCCTGAGATTTGCAAGAGCTTGTTGAGCTTTACTGCGGCGTTAATAGCTGTAACCTCTTCACCTGCTGCCTCAATCAACATCTGCTTCTTAAGAGTGTTGTAGTACTTCATCTGCTGTGGCGAAAGTGGAGCTTCTCTGTCGACTGCTGTAACCTCGGGCAAGTCAAGGCAGTCGGCTTTCTCAAAGCGAATAGCAGGCTGAAGTATCTTGTGTACAGTTGCTTCCGCAGTAGGCTTGGGTATCCACCGGTAGTCAGTAATCTTGTGCATGACTGAATCGCGGAACTGACCAAAGAAAGGTGACACACCCTTGGGGTTCACGAGCTTTGCCAATCCGTAAGCATCCACAGGTGACTGAGCCGCTGGCGTGCCCGTCAACATCCACAGACCCTTAACCACTTTGGTAATTTCCCGCATGGTTCTCCATCTGTCAGTCTGTGCGTTTTTGTATGCAGATGCTTCATCAATCACGATGAGATCAAACCCACCCGCCATGATTTCTTTCTTGACGATCTCAACGCCATCAAAGTTAATAATGACAAACTCAGCGTCACTATTTATAATTTCTTTACGTCTCTCTCTTCCGCCGTGAGCTATGGCTACTGTGCGATGCAGAGCAAACTTAAACAGATCCTCTTGCCATGCGGCTTTCATCACCGACAGAGGGCAGACAATAAGCACTCGGCTAACTACTCCAACTTTCATCAAATAATCCACCGCCCAAATCACTGATGCGGTCTTGCCTGTGCCCTGCTCGTTAAAGCAAAAGCTCTTGCGGTTGCTGATTAGAAATTCAGCGGTAGCCTTCTGATGATCGAACGGAGTAAAGCCATGGGGTCTTGGCCAGTCGTACTCTGATAAGTTCATTTTTTCTTACGTTCTTTGGCACTTACTTCTGTCACCAATTTGTGTTGTGAGTTACGCTTGAACGAGCGGTTGGCCGTTGGGGATTGCACCTTCGTGCCATCTTTGTTAGAACCACCCTTGCTCAGCGCCTTGACGTGGGCAATGTCCTTGCCTTCCCTAGAATCCGCAGTGCCATCGTTATTCTTGTCGGGGTTCTTTTTGTCGTACTCGTTACGGGCACGTTGGCGTTCCATTCGTGCGGGCAACTCGCCACGCTCAACTTGTTGTTGGTATTCCTTTTTGTAGGGGCGAGGTTTGTTTACGTAAGGCATATCTATCCTTTGTTGTATTCACATTGTTTAACTGAACACCACTTACACAGTGGCCCTGTCTTGGGGTTCCACACCCCGCTCATGAATGCACCTTCAAGCCGCTCAATGTCGGGCAGTACTTTTTGTACATACACAGACTTCATTTTCGCATCATGTTCTGCTTTTACAAACTCTTTGCTGACTACAAACATAAGCGCAGACTTGACCCGCTCGATCTCGGGGTACTTGGCAAACAAAGCAGTGGCAATTAAGTCTAGCTGACCCATGTCGGCATAACGTGCGTTCTTGCTTGTCTTGTAGTCGACCGAGTAGGCTAACTTTTTCTCGTGGTTTATGATGACCAAGTCGGCAATGCCATGCCACCACACGCC